AGTTACGCCTATTATGAGATTAAATTACGATAAAACTGTAGGTATAAACAGAACAGATCCTTCAGAAGCACTAGATGTAAATGGTAACATTAGAACTAATGCAAAAATGTTAGTAGCAGGTACTGACAATGCTACAGGACTTAATACAGGTGCGTTACAAACTACAGGAGGCGCCAGCATTGCAAAAGATTTTTATGTCCATCAAGATGTTGACATAAACGGTGCATTAAGTGTAGGAGGAAATATTACTCCTACTACAAATAACTCTACATTCTTAGGAAGTAATAGTTTTAAATTTGGTGGAGTTTATGCATCTACTTTTTATGGAAATTTAGTAGGAAATATTACAGGTACTGTAACAGGGGTAATGAATGGACCAGCTACTAAACTAGCTAGTCCTACAGACTTTAGTTTACAGGGAGATGTAAGCAGTAACACTATATCCTTTAACGGACAACAAACTGGAGGAGTAGCAACATTTACTACAGCTATAGACCCAGACTTTATCAACAATAAACCAGCAGCAACATCAATAGGTGATACAGATGAAATACTTATCAATCAGCCTACCGATGTAAATGCACCTTTAAAGAAAGCAACAAAGGCAGCATTCTTAGGAAGTATTCCAAAAACACCTCCAGGAGTTATACTTCCTTATGGCGGCGATAGTGATCCTGATCCTGCAAGTGTTGGAGGCGGTGTTTGGCTTTTATGTGACGGCAGAGAAGTTTTAATTAGTGCATATCCTGATCTATATGCACTAATAGGTTTAAAGTTTAAAGGAAATCCAGCAACAAGTTATTTTGGTCTACCTGATATGAGAGGTAGGGTACCAATGGGGGCTGATAATCTTGGCGGTGTAAGCGCAGATAGAGTTACAGCTAATACAGCAGATATAATAGGTAATGCAGGTGGTTCTGAAAAGCACACAATAGTACAATCTGAATTACCAGATCACGTGCATGATATGTATAATGATAATAACAATAGACAATATTATGCAGCTAGAACAACACCTGAAAGTGCAACTACAGGAACAGTAAGTATTCCAACACCAGCAGGAGTAAACACGCAAACATCAAGTGCTATTTTAGATAGTGGCGGTATTAAAAATTATTCTGCGCAGACTGCTATGGATATAATGAGTCCTTATATGACACTTAATTATATTATCTACACCGGTAAGGACATAACATGAGCTACAAAATAAACAAAACAGATGGCACTCTTTTAGTAGATCTAATAGATGGCGTTCAAAATGATAAAGCAACTGATATTATCTTGATCGGAAGAAATAGTACAGGATTTGGCGAAGCATTTAACGAAAATCTTGTAAAAATGTTAGAAAACTTTTCTAATACAAGTGCTCCAGCAAATCCTTTAGAAGGACAGTTATGGTTTGATACCACTACTGACACTTTGAAAGTATATGATGGGACTGATTTTAAAAATGCTGGTGGTGCATATGTTCAAGCATCTGTGCCTAGCATGGCAAAAGGCGATTTATGGTATAACACAACAACTAATCAAATGTTTACATTTGATGGAGATGACACACAACTTGTAGGACCGTTGTATACTAACACTCAAGGAATAACAGGCGAAGTACCTGACACAATACAAGATTTACAAGGATTTCCTAGGGCAGTAATTAAACATTATGTAGGTGGAAACTTGCTAGGTTTGTGGAGTAATTTAGAATTTAAAATTTCTGCTACAAATACTGATGATGTGATTCTTGGATTAGAACAAGATGCGTTAAACAATAGAATAGTCAGACGAGGATTTAATATCCTTGATAGCGATTATTTAATTAGAGGTACGGTTACTAATGCTCAAGGAATTGGCGGAGTTGATATAAGTAAACTGGTTCGTACAGATGTAACTAGCACAATAGATGCAAGCCTAATAATTAGAGGCCCAGACGGCTTAAAGTTTAGTAGTGTTCATCAACAAAAGTATAATCCAGCAGAGTTTGCTATTACAAACTTAGTTGCAAATGACGACTTATCTTTAAACGTTGTAGGAAGTGCTACAGGAGCATTAACACAATCTGCTCTTTACATTGATAGCAGCACAGCACATATAGGTATGTATAATAGAGTGCCCGAAGCTATGCTTCATATAGGTACGTCTACAAACCCTGGTAGCTTAATTGTAGAAGGCGATTTAACAGTCAAAGGAAATAGTGCATTTATCGAAGCAAGCACTTTGCGAGTAGAAGATAAACAAATTGAGCTAGGAATGCTTGCTGATAGTACGCAAGGTAATGATGCTGCTATAGACGGCGCTGGCATAGTGGTTGCATCATCAGATGGCAGTAAAGATTTACTTTGGGTACAAAGCACAGGTTCTTGGACATCAAACCAAGATTTTGATTTGCAAGCAGGTAAAGAATATAAAATTAACGGAGTATCGGTATTAACAGGTACAGCATTGGGTGCAAATATTACAAGTGCTCCTGGACTAACTTCGATTGGCACACTTACAAGTTTTGGAACTAGTTTCTTAACGATTAGTGGAACTTCAATAACAACAACTAATGGACAGCATTTAAATCTTGCTCCTGCCGGAGATGTTGTTGTTAACAATAGTGTTGTTAGAGGATTAACAGCTGGCAATACAGATGATAGTGCAGCTACAAAAGGATATGTTGATACACAAGTAAACAGCAGTGATATTGCTATTGAAATGGATGCTACCGGATTATCTAATACTGATATAAGAAATTATTTAAATCAACTATTTCCTACAAATGCACAGAATAGAAGTTGTAGAGTATTAGCTACAAGTTATGCATTTACAGGCACAGCAGATGTAGAAACTGCTAAACAAACAACAACAGTAACAGTAGATAGAAACGGTAATTTAGAGTCAGAAAATGTAATCAAAACTGTTTCATTTAGTGATGCTGATGTAACAGTAACAATGACACCAACGAGGGTGGTTAAGACATTCCAGTGGGATGGAAGCACATGGCTTTTCATATCATAGGATAAATACATTATAGTTAGGGGTAACACGAGATATGGCATACCAAATAGACAATTTTAGAGGACAATTTTTAACAACTGTTGATGATGGAACTATCAACAATGCCACCGATCTAAAACTTGTAGGTAAAAACTACGCAGGATATGGTGAAATACAAAACGAAAATTTTGTTCATTTATTAGAAAATTTTGCATCAGGCCAAGCACCAGGTAAGCCTATTCAAGGACAACTATGGTTTGATGCTACATCGGGAGCAGAGAAGTTAAAATTTTACGACGGTACTGCTTGGAGAACAGCTGGAGGCGCTGAAGTAAGCCCGCAGCCAGGCCCAACCGGATTAGTTGAAGGTGACTTTTGGTGGGATACAACAAACGAACAGTTATATGCTAGAGGTGCAAACGGTTTTGTACTTGTAGGACCGCAAAGCACAGGCGCAGGAAATGTTACCCAAATGCGCAGTGTTACACTAAACGACAACGGAACTCCTGCCACAGCTCATAATGTAATACTTGCAACAGTTGATAATGTTGTACAATATATCATTAGCAATTCTACATTTACTATTTCAGCAGCTGATGCTATCGTAGGATTTGATGTTGTACATGAAGGACTAACATTAAAAAATACCCAAAATAATTATGCAGGACAAACACAAGGTGCTCCTCGATATTGGGGTACAGCAACTAATGCTGATAGACTAGGCGGCGTTGCTGCAAATCAATACCTTACAGCTCTTAATGCAACGTTTACACAAAATGTTCATTTTGATGATCCAGGATTTACAGTAGGCGATGATAATGATTTGCTTGTTGACATCAACGGTAACGAAGCTAGAGTTCAGCAAAAAGTAGGCGACACTATTGGTTTTTATGTTAACGACCAAGGTACATTACGCAGTGTAATGAGTGTTAAGCACAGTTCAGTAGAGCCGGGTGCTGCTACTGCTACTTTAGGGGTTGCAAATAATAGATGGGATACAGTTTTTGCTGATAACTTTGATGGAAATGCAACAAGTGCAACTGGACTTAAATTAACAGGAAACATTTATTATCCTGATTTTAACGATAATCCAAATACAGTAGCATTAAGAGATGCCAACGGCGACCTTGAAGCAAGATTTTTTAACGGAACTGCAACTGCTGCAAAATATGCAGACCTTGCAGAGATTTACAGCACTAGCGAAGAATTACCAACAGGAACAGTAGTAGCTGTAGGTGGTGAAGCAGAAGTCCGTCCAGCTAAAGTAAGTGATTTTGTAGTTGGAGTTATTTCAGCAGAACCTGCTTACTTAATGAATAGCACAGCAGATGGACAAGCTGTTGCTTTAAAAGGGCGTGTGCCTGTAAGAGTGAAAGGACCTGTTTCAAAAGGACAAGCTGTATATGCTTGGCAAGATGGTGTTTGTAGTACAATAGCATCAACTGGCATGGTAGGTATTGCTTTAGAAGGCTGTAATGATGATTCGGAATGCCTAATTGAGTGTGTTTTGAAGGTATAAATAGATTAATAAGGAAGTGTAACTGCAATGACTACAGTTAGTATAGGTGACGTAATTACAGCAGCTCAGTATAATGATCTGCAAACTAGAGTACAAAAAGTTTTAGGAAACGGAACCGGTGATTTTGGTTACGGAGAAACAGTTACGAGCAGTTCGGTTGCAATTTCAAAAATTATTGAAGCAACTGACATGAACAACCTATATACAGATATTGTTAAGTGTGCTGTGCATCAAACTGGAAGCATTCCTACAACAATTTCTCAACTTGCTGTTGCAGATATAATTGGTGCAGATGCAAGTACAACTCCTAATGAAACAGTTAAAGGTCATAATGACTATAATAACGCTATTGGTGTAATTGAAGCAGGTAGACTTAGTGTAGCTACTGCTCAAACAAGTTACGAATCTAAATTACAAAGCCAACGAAGTTCAGCTTGGGGACAGAATCCAGATGTAATCACACATACATTCACAGTGACTTTTCCAGGAAATTATACCACTAAAGATACAAGCGGTAATACATATACTACTACAGGTGCAGATCATATGCGCCATTTCTTTAATGCAGGTGGTCTTATAATTTTTGCTGCAAGCCTATCAGGAGGTAGCGGTGCAAAATATAATGACTGGAACAGTATGCTTACAAATATGGGAAATATTTATTTTGCTAGAACAGCAACAACTGCATCTGGTACAGGAACAACTACAACAATTGGATATGAAGATTTAACAACATCCTATCAAACAATTTTTACAAAATCAGGCAGTGGAGTGTATGCAGAAAACGATTACAACATTGCTGCTAGATCACAAACATCAGATACCATACAATTTAGAATACAATTTAGAGATGATGATGCTGGCGACCAACAAGGTGGATATTTACCAGGTCCTGCTGTAGACGAAAACGTTGGCGGCACTGTTACAAGTAGCATAAGCCAGCGTAGAGCAACTGGCTCGTATGTGGAAGTTATCACTCCTACTTACGCAACCGACTCTAACCTATAAATCACTTGACAACAACTAAGTAACGTAGTATAATCTAATTATGGAGGATACTATGAAAAAAGAATACGAAGATTTTCTCAATACATTTTCTTCTTTGTCAGCCCAACACACGGTGCAATTTAAAAATAGCTATGTTATGTATTACGGTGGAGGAAAGTTTACACTTACCTACGGGTTTTTAGCATATTTAGATAAAGCAAAAGATGATGAAATCTTAATTGACGATAATTACTTGCCTGTTGAAATCAGCAATATGGAAGATTTTAGAAATGAAGCTAACGATACTTTCAAAAAAGCAGTAGCAGAACATCACAAAAGATATCAAAAATTAGTTCAAAACGATAGAACGATAGGATCGCTATTTGATGACTAAAGGATTTTTGATGATTGCTATGAATAATCCTAAAGTAGATTATTTGAAGCAAGCATACTATTCAGCGAAACGTTTATATGAATTGACTGGTTTAAAATCAGCAGTAGTAACTGATGGCGAAGGATATATCAGACGAGTATTTGAGGACTATAAAAAATATATAGATGTTATTAACAGCAGAACTATTACAATAGATAGAAAGAACACACAAAGACGTTACTATGATGGACATCATTCTTACAAAATGTTGCCATTTCAAAACGAATTTAGAGTTGCAGCATTTGATGTGTCACCATATGATGAAACATTATTGATAGACACAGATATATTATGGAATAACAAAGATATATTTAAAGTATTTGATGATGCATATCTAAATGACTTTGCTTTATATAAAAAATGTGTGCCTTTAAATCCTTCAGTTGATTATGACGAGTTTATGACTATCAATCATGCTGGTATAGATTTTTATTGGGCAACTTGTGTTTACTTCAAAAAAACAGATAGAGTAAAGAAATATTTTGATACTGTAAAACATTTATATGATAACTGGGACTATTTTTCTGTAGCGTTTGATTTACGTAGAAAGGTATTTAGAAATGATTACTTGTTTAGTCTTGCGTTACATTATATGAATGATTTTACAACTAATACATTTGCAAGCGAATTGCCTGGCACACTTTATTTTACAATCGATAAAGATATTTTGCTAGAAAATACACACAAGCAATGTTTTGATTTATCTCATGGTGATGTTTATGCGTATACAGAAGTACAGAATGAAAACATACACGTAATGAATAAATTTAGTTTAGGAAGAGTCTATGACCAGAACGGATAAAGGTGTTTTAATATTCGCTCAAGGCGAGCAATATATAAATTGCGCTACCACGCTTGCCCAGAGTATAAAGCGGTTTAGCAACATATCAGTATACATTGCTAGTGACTTTGAAAACGACCTAGCAGTCAACAGCGAATGGAAGATAGAGAATAGATGCACTGCATATGATATATCACCTTTTGATAAAACATATGTGTTTGACGCTGACACAATATTAACTACACCGTTGCCTGAACTTGTAAATGATTTAAGTTTTTCAATGTCTCCTGTTAATTACAATGGAGAATTAGTTTTACAAGATACAAAGCATAGGAAAGTATTTTTAGAAAACAACTTACCTAATGTTTATACAGGATTTTATTATTTTGAAAAAAATGATAAAGTGCAACAGTTCTTTAACCTAGTTAAAGATATTACTTTAAATTGGCAAGAATATTATAAAGTTTTAAATCCTCAACCTAAACATTTAAGTATGGACGTAACATTTGCACTTGCTGTAAAATTAAGTGGCGTTGATTACGGAGATTGTAATACACAGATTAATTTTATACACGGTAAGTTTTTTAATAATGATTACAAATTAGATTTATATGATGAAGTATATGTTGATTACTATAAACAAAAGGGCGTTCTTCATTACGTAGAAAAGTCTCAATTTACAAAATATAAGGAGTGGTTAGATGAAATTTATTCCTCCTAAATTTTACGTACAGTTTGATCCTGTTTCAAAAGAAATAACAGGATGTTACAACGTACAACCATCAGATAATTTTATAGAAATTACTGAAGATGAATATGTTGTTTTTGCTCAAGATACATCAGTTTTTAACAAAAAGATTGCAAAACTTAACGAAGACACAAAGACTTGGATACTTACAGATAAGATTGTTGAACAGGTTAAATATGAACCTGGAGTGTTTTTGCTTAATAAAAATGATAACGATGTAAAAGTTGTTAAAAAAGAAAGCGAATGGGAGTTTCATTTTCCAGAACATTTTCCAACAGGAGTAGGTGTAGTAATTGGATTAAGTAACACAAGAAATCCGTTTAAAATATTTAAGTCGTTTTATATTTGGTGTGATGGTACAAATCCAATTCGTAAATTTTTCACTACTGAAGAGGAAAAAGGCGAAGTATTTTTGTTTGCAAATAATATTTTTAAAGATGCAAGCTATGAGGTAGAAAAATGATTTTGAATATGTTTGACTATGATGTTATATACCTCAGCTATGACGAGCCTAATGCTGAAGAAAACTATTACGATCTCAAACTTAAAATACCATGGGCTAAACGTGTACACGGTGTAGAAGGATCAGATGCTGCACATAAAGCCTGTGCAGAATTAAGTTCAACACAACGATTTATAACTATTGACGGTGATAATAAAGTTAGTAAAGATTTTCTATCAACTCATGTAGAAATTGTAGAAGGTGTTGATATTAAAAAGCACGTTATAAGCTGGAGCGGTTATAATACTATAAACGGACTAACATATGGTAACGGAGGCATTAAGTGTTGGGATAAAGATACTGTTCTGAATATGCGTACACATGAAAATGCAGATCCTGATAATATTCAAGCTCAGGTAGACTTTTGCTGGGATTTAGAATATATTCAAATTGATAAGATAATGAGTACGGTTTATAATAATTCTACACCACAGCAAGCCTGGCGTGCTGGTTTCCGTGAAGGTGTAAAAATGTCATTGATTGATGGAGCCAGGGTTGACATAGAAACTTTTAAAAAAGTGCATTGGAAAAATTTGCATAGGCTTTATGTTTGGCTAATGGTAGGTGCAGATGTTGAAAACGGCTTGTGGGCAATATACGGTGCTAGAGAAGGTTTGTACAAAACTATGTGTACAGATTGGGATTATGTAAATGTGCGTGACTTTGAATATTTAAATAACCTTTGGAAAGAAAAAATACAAACTGAAGATGATTTACTAGAAGCGTGTATAGATTACGGAGAACGTATTGTTGCAGAACTTGAACTTCCTATCGATAGTAATCCATTGGCACCTGATCAAAGTAAGTTTTTTAAAACTGTTTATAAAAGTCCTCCTAGACAAAGCCATCACTATATTGAATGGCAAGAAGCTCCTATTAGGCAAACAAACGAATATGATATTTTTATGCTTACATACAATGAACCAAACGGAGATGAAAATTTCGAAAAGTTAAAAAGCAGATTTCCTAGAGCGCAACGTGTTCATGGTATAAAAGGAATACATAATGCACACAAACAAGCTGCAAAAATATGTAGAACAAATATGATGTGGATAGTTGACGGTGATGCAGTAATAGCAGATGATTTTAACTTTGATTATGTTGTAGAGAATAATGATAAGGATGCAGTTCATGTTTGGCGTAGTAAAAATCCTGTTAACGGATTAGAGTATGGATACGGCGGAGTAAAACTCTTGCCTACAAAAGAAACTAAAATTATGCGTACAGATACTACTGACATGACTACTAGTATAAGCAGCAAATTTAAAAAGATGGATCAAGTAAGTAACATCACAGCATTTAACACAGATCCATTTACTACATGGCGTAGTGCATTTAGAGAGTGTTGTAAACTTGGAAGTAAAGTTATTGAAAGACAAAATGATGCTGAAACGCAAAATAGGTTAGATGTTTGGACAA